TATCCAGCCGCTTCCAGTGCTCGGCAGAATGCAATCGCAGCTTCCGTAGCGCCTGCCTTGGCAGAAGGAGCAGTGGCTTCCAGATCAATAAAGACAGGATATTCGAGCTGCTTTCCCTTGAGCTGTGCAAGGAAGCGTTCTGCATCTGCCTTTCCGTCTGCTGCGGAAGTGCAGCCAGGCCCGACAAAATAATACGCTCCGACAGCGACGCCGTTAGCCTTCGCATTTCTGTAGTTTTCTTCCCATCTGGGATCTGTGTAGAATCCGTCATCCGATCCGCCAGACTTGATAATGGCGAACTGAATACCGGCTGCTTTGACTCTTGTCCAGTCAATGGCTCCTTGCCAGTGGCTGACGTCAATACCTCTGAACTCACTCATGTTCTTACCTCCTTAAGATTTGTGACAATAAGAAAGGCTCCCTGGGTTTTGAAGCCCAAAGAGCCGGAAGCGCTCCTTTGACGGAAGGAGCAGCCGAGATATGAGGATCACCTCCTCTCACTGATTCGTTTTGGTCAGCTGCTTGTAGATCTGGTTTACACCGGTTGCTGCAAGACCGGATACGATGCCGACTGCGAGGGCGTTGATGATATCCTTGGCTGGGAAGTCCGGCATGAGATACAGCCCGGCGATTCCGAGCACGGCACCGACGCAACCGCAGATCACCGGGATCAGCTCATCCTTCACGGAGCCAGCCGCCTTGCAGCCGATACCGACGAGATAGGCGATCACCGTGATTGCTGCCACACTAGCGATTCCAAAGTCCATAGCTTCATTCCTCCTTTTCTTTACTGTCTGCCGAGAGGGGCAGTTCCTGACACTTTTTGTACAGGGTTTCTCCGGTTCCGTTGCCGCCAAGTGCCTTGTATGGTTTGTACAGGTACTCAAGATTGCTCCGATCTTCCGGAGTGCAGTATCCCCGAGCAATAAAAAAGCTGCAGGCCTGATAAATCCGGTCGTGCAGCAGTGCCATCATTCCTTCTCTGATCTGTTCGTTTTCCTGTTTTCTTCGCAGAAGTGCTCGCCAAAGCCATGTGATGATGGCGATGACCAGAGCGAACAACTCCTGAATCCAATACTTCAAAATGAAGTCGATCAATGGAATCACCTCCTTCCTTAATCCTCCACATATACCATCAGGTACTTGTACTTAAGCGTTGCTTGGTTATAAGCCATCAGAGTTGTCTCATCATTGGCAACACCATCGGCAAACTTGAAATGCCCGATCTGGTCCGCATCCGGGTAGCTGGTTGTTCCGTTGTCTTCGCTATCTACGATGCACTTTCCTGTTGTGGCATAGAACCGGAATCCGTTATAGGTATCCATGTCCGTTGACAGGGTTCCGTCCGAAAGCTGTACTTCCACGACTTTCAGGCGGATATCCGGATCGCTCTTCGTGATTGAGGATCTCTTCAAATGCACAGCGCTGTTTGCGGGATGGGTAATGAAGCCCCTCCCGTCATCCACATCCAGCGCAAGCTTTGTCACAGCAGCGACGTTCTTGATGTGATCGAAGGAGGGCTTGCGTACCTCCATGACGTCACTGGAAGATCCTCCAGATCCGGATGTCGGAAGAGTCAGCACCTGTTTGGTTCCTTCCGAGGAGCGGATGGTGAGCTTGCCGTCGCTCAGCTCAAAGGTGTAGGTCGTATCGGAAAAGACGGCTCCTTCCGGGACATCCGATTTTACGGTATGCCCGCCAAGAGCTTCTGTATTTTTCTGGATGGCATCGGTGTTTTTCTTCACGGCAGCTTTGATTTCCGTATCGTCATAGGCGGTATCCGTAAAGACCGCATTCTCAGGTACGTCGCAGGCTACCGTGTGTCCGTTCACCTTGGCGGCATTGTCCACAACTCCGTCCCCGTCGGCATCAAAGGAAGAAACCACATCAACGAGAGCGTTCGAGAGCTCGCATAACTTTTTAAGGATTTTAGATTTCCCCTTGTAAGCAATCCGGAAATAATTCATGAGCCTGCCTCCTTTGTCTTATCCTCATCAAGCAGCGTGTATGTGATCTTCATCGTCTGTGAGGCATTCTTTTCGATAGGACTTGAGAGGTTGGCAATCGTCCCGAGATAGTTGGCAACATAACCACGGTAGATCCGGGACGAGTCATAATAGCCAAAACACTCCAGATGGTCCCCGCATACCTGGAAATGATCCGACCAGTCCGACTCGCGGCGGGTGCCTTTAAAGTTATGGAGAAATACAGTTCCGTCTTCATACACCAGACCGTTTCGCCATTCATAGCCGTCCTTGGTGTAATGATAGAGGTTCAGCGGAACACCTCCGTTATAAGGGGTGATCTGCTGAAAACTGTAGATATAGTCACTGGATCCGTCCTCAATCACCCGGATTGCTTTGACATCCACGGGATTTTTGAGACTCACCTTAAGCACCTCTTTCTGGTTTACCGCAATCACATACAGATAGCCATTCCGAACCCGGATCTGATAAGGATCGCTGAAGTAACTGACATATTGCGACACATAGATTTTCTTTGTTTTGTCATAGACGGATACCGTGTCATAATTGCATAAAACTCTCGGCGCTATCGTCATCGTGTGGATGTCAGATTTGCTGTAAGAGCCATCTGAATACTTGATGGTAAACCAGTTGAATACGTGGCCGGGCTCTTTTTCGGGATCAAATCCCGCGTAAACACAGTAAAGGAATCCGTCTCCGCCATCAAAATACAGCTTCTCGTTCCGGCAGCGGTAGGTATAGGAATTCGTTGCTCCGGAACTGCTCGATACATATGTGAAAGAACAGCACGTCGTGTCAAATTCCGTAACCGCTTCATAATCCTCCACGCGGGAAGCAAAGTCGTACACGTTATGGTGGAGCATAGCTCTGCGGACACGAGATACCCGAATCGAATCCTTGACATTTTTAAACATATACAGGTATTCCCCATCATATCGAACTGGATACCAGCTTCCGTCTGTGGAAGGGCTTCCATTGGACGAGCTGCTGTAGTAGCCCATGTAATTGATCAGCGGATTGGAAGCCGCGTAATTACTGGTACGTGCCAACGCTTTGATCGTCCCGTTCGCCTGTGACGTACCGAAGTCCCAGACGCTTTTATATCCATTCTCCACAGGTCCCGATTCTGCAGCATTAAACGAGCCTCTGTGGATATCCGATGTGTTTGTAGAGCCGTCTGCATATCCTACGAGGTGCACGTCCTTTGTCGGAAAATGTACGTTACGGATGTCCTCCGTAAGCGTCCCATCAAAAAGAAGGATGCCGCCGAGGGCATTGGTCGCAATCGGAAACACCTCGCTATCCAGATTGGCCCCACAGTTCTGCGCGATATTCATCACGTACCGGAGCGCATCCGTGACGAGGTTATGATCCTCTGCCTTCTTCTCCAGCTTCCCCGTCTTTGCATTAAAAAGTTCTATCGTTGTGATCCCTCTCATGCCGATATTTCCTCCTCATAAATCTGAATGTCCGTAACGGTTGCGGACTCTGTCAAAATCGCGCGCACCATCACGGAACCGGTGCATTTTTCCGCCCACGTCGAAGGGGTAATCGAGCGCATTGTTCCCTCAAACATGCCGTACACATCCTGGGTATAATCCGGTGTCACCCACTCATCCGCATAGGTCCACCAGCTTTTTCCTTTATCAAATGACACCAGGTATGCGACATCGTCCCCGGAATGCTTGGATGTAATCTGCATAATGGCGGAAACTTCACAAACGGGCGTGGTCAGGGTTCCCAGGCTTGCCCCATCCGCGTTCTTCCAAACGGCGCCGTCATAAGTGACTCTGTCATAAGCCATGACATCCTTTGCGTAGGATACTGTGAACTGATGCAACCGGAAAATAGGACCGATTGCATCTGAGAATGCTCTCAACAGTACCTCTGCGACATCGAGATGGCTGATTTGGTCGTTAAGTGCAAAGTCTTTTGCTGCCGCGAATACAGAAGAAACAGAATCCTCAAAATCTCCAAGAAGCACTTCCCGAAGATCCGTTGCAGGAAGCGTATCCTCCACTTGGGTCGTCCCATCCCAGGCACCATCCCCGACAAGTCCCTGACCGGAAATATATGCCCTCGCCTGCGCCATGCCGATGTCAATTTCTCCGCCTTCCATCGTGATGTTTACCAGAAAGGATCCGATGATATTTGCCGTAGAGTTCCAGGTGTATAACAGATGAAGCAGATGCGTTCCGTCTGACGCGGTCTCCACAGGATAGTAGTCTGTGATTGACTCGCCGTTTAGTTCGTAGCTGACCTTCAGGATTCCTTCCTGTTCGGAAAAGGTCCCTTCCAGAATGGATTCTGTTGTATTGAGCTGATAGATGATCTCTGCATGAAAGTCCACATGGGTGTCTTTTGTCGTGACGTAATGAAATTCAATGATCTTTCCACTCTGACCATCCCCGATGTGGATGTCCTGTGCATTCTGGTAATCGTAATAGTGGACTGCATCTCCATCGACCCGGTTCATAAGCCCCGCGAGGTTCTTATCCACCTTGCTTCTGGCGCTTGCAAGTGCCGGGTTCTGACCGACACCTTTTACCTTGTACTCACCGCCATATGTCCAGTCGTACTTTGTGATGCAGTAGAGCTTGTCTCCATCTGCAATCCCATCAGAAAATACCAGTACGTCTCCAAGATCATAGGCTGGGTTACCGATCATGGACACTTCCATTGGCACGTAATCAATTGCAGAAAGCGCACTAAGGACAGCCCTGGTCTGCTGCTCAAGCGTATCGGAAACGCCATACTGGAGCAGAGGGTTTGCGCCGAGGTTGTAGGTTAAGCCATCATCCGCATCAAGACAGTAGTATTTCGTTGTCTGTGTTGAGATATCCACTCTTGAGACGCCCGTGTAGCGAGTCTCAAAATCTGAGAACTTCGCTCCAGTATAGCGATGCCTGGAATCGATCGTATCCACCGGTTCCTTTGTGTACCGTCGAAGGATAAGCTTTCCCTCTCGATCCATTGTGGCAAAGGAACCCGCTGCCTGAGCGGTCCAGCTCACCAGATCCCGCCAGGTTTCTATGTCGTTGTCCTCATACACGGCAAGATTCTCTTTGCCGTTTGGGAATAACTGAAGATCTGTCTTGCTCTGCGCCATCAACACACCGCAGGCGTTACACGCCAGGTGCAGAAAATCATAAATGGTGCCCTGTGAAGATGATAGTGAAACCGTCTTATCAAACAGGCCCATTCCGTCATAGGCTGTGATTTCAACTCCCGACAAGGTCCAGTTTGCTTCGGCAATGTAAAACACACCAAGCGGCACGTCCTCGTAGCTTCCGTCCGCAAGTTTTAGCCCACAGACTGGAGTTATCGGTTTTCCGAGAAGTGTTCTCTTCTCTAAATGAAGGCCATTAAAAGTTGCCTTTAACTGCCCGATATAAACCTGTCCGATCCCCACGTTTGTTTCATCCGAGCACTGATTCGTAATCGAAAAAGACCCAGAGAGGATGTTTTCATCCCAAAAAGGAACTGCTCCAATCGTTCCCTTCATACGAAAGCTTTGTACCGGCTGCTTCATGGCGGCCTTGTATTGTTCACTTACAGCGTACATGAAGCGCCTCCTTTCTTAGAACTCTTCCAGATCGAAGCTTACGGTGTAGAGTCCATTCGTTCCTCTCGTCTTCTCTGAATGCTTCTCCGGTCCGGTTTTGAAGTTCCGCATCCGCATGGTTCTTGTCTTGTAGCCCTGCGTCTTCAGATCATAGAGCTTTACCTGTATCGAATCCTTATCCCGGAACGTGGCAAAGGTCGCTGCCCACCGGCTCGAACACGGAAAAGAGGCAGAGACGGACAGCTTGTCATACCTGGTGACAATGACCTGATCCGTTCCTGCCTCGGTTTGATTGGTACTCTCAACGACAGCGTAGCTCTCCTCCCAGCTTTCCGGTGTGAAGAGCTTTACGTCATCAAAGTAGATGGGGTAATCACTTAACATGCATCATCGACCTCCTGACCGATAGTTGCTCCGCTGGGTCGCCCGGACGACGATC